TGAAAGGATGTTTAGCCCCATCGATGTAGCCAACAAAGATTCTTTCTTGCCATGGTTGGTCGATGGTGTCACGAACTTCAATCATTTCGCCGTACTGGAAGTTTGGCTCAAACATGTCTTCCGTCCACAACCAATCATCTATAGAATACCTATTATATGTACCATGATATATCACTTTACTTATCTCTTGAGTAGAGCCACAAAGCTTCTTCATTTCTTTAACAACCGCTCCGCGTTCTAGTTCTATATTTCCATTATCATTCAGTCCATATTCACGCTGCATTGCTTCCCAACTTCTAATTTTTACTGTGTCGCCTATTTTCATTTTATTCTCCTTTGTTGTTATCTTTTTCCAATGTTTGTAAAACTTCAATCAAAAGAGCAGACGAACCGGAAATATGGTGAATACTCTTAGCCACCTCCCTCTTTAAATATAGACTTTTTGGTTTTGAGTCTTGTAGTATACTTATAGCTTTAGATAAATGATATTGTGCTTCTGATATATATACTTCTTGATATGTTTTCACTTAAACCTCACTTTGTATCTTACTTTCTTGGTTGCATAAATAACGCCCGCTATTAGGTTTTCTTCATTGCTGGCGTTCTTATATACTGTTAGCCTGTCCTTCTTGTAATATAATCCGTTGATTAACTGGTTTAAAAAGTTCTCCATATACGCGTATGTACTGAACTCTACACGAGCTTCTACCGATCCTAATATGTTCATTGTGTAATTTGTTTTCATCTATTCCCCCTGAATTTAATCTTTCTCATGCCTTACTCCTTCTTTCATAATATCCCCCTGTATTTTTCGATTAAACCTTCAAACTCACCCAACCTAATCCTTAACCTTTTGATGTCTTCCTTATTGCGCTCTACCGGAAAAACGTGTAACTTCTTGTTACCGGTAAACTCTGGGCAATAGCTAACGAAGTGACAAACCTTTCTGTCGTATACCCACAAGTTTCCCAGCATTTGCCAATAATAAGATTTGTCATAATTCTTTTCTATGTTCTTAAAGTGCGTTGAATAGATGACTGACTTAATCTCGATCATTTCGTCGTCACCAATAAGCCCGTCCGAGCTAGCCCCGTACTTTTCATACTCCATAAACCCACCATTAGATACGGCGTTCATGGTTGTGTCCTCATATAAAGACCGCGCTTGAGGCTCAAGCTCATGTCCACGATCCATAAAGGCGTTCTTAAAGGTTTCAACCGGTACCCCTGTAGTTTCCTCAAGGGCTATCCTCATGGCGTACTTCTTTGCAGGCTCACCAAAAGCCTTGCCTTCGTTCGCCATGATGGTTGGGAAATTTGATGCTGTGATCTTCCCAATTCTTGCATTCGACCATCCTTCTGAATTTTGCTCTATGTCATGGAATTTTCTATTCATCGCTAACCAACATATCAAGCATGGAGCTTAGTTGAGCGTCTGTACATTTTGATACAGGAAGAAATTTGTTTTTATCTCTCCACGCGTCAAAGGACTTGGTGTCTTTGAACTTCTTTTTGGCTTTAGCTAAAACCTCTTTTTTAATATTGAAGTCTTGCGTTTGTGTCTTTTGGGCGCCATCAACATCATCTGTTGTTGGGATATTAAAAATCATGCAAAGAAGATATCTTCTTCCGTAGGATGTCGAAGAACCTTTGGCGTGAATCTTTGTCATATTTGCGTTACCTTTAATGCCAACACCATCTAAAGGCACGTTATAGCACCTTGTTATAGTGTGACCCTTACTGTGTGTGACATCAGCACAAACCTTTACACAATCCTCGTAAGGATTTTCTCCCTCATAAAAAGATACAGAAAAGCCTTCGCCTGTGTATGCGTCTTTGGTCTGAGTAATAACACTATCAAGGTCTGCATATTTGCTATGGGTTTGAGGGTTATTTTTGTTCTTTAAAACCGATTTTATTTTGCCATGAACTATTGCCATAGATACGTTGTAAGCCTTCTTAGCTTCGTTGGCTTCCCATCGTTCCTGCAGGGATAGTAATTTTTCTAATTTATCTAAATCCGCCCCCTTATCAACTGCCATCTGAATCATCTCTGCTGGTGAACTTGACTCTCTTGTTACTACTTCTTTTGATACTTCACTCATTTCATTGTCCTTTGTTATCTGCATTAGGTTAGGTGTTGTTACACCGCTAGACGTTTACTTATTCCAACTGCCAAGCACTTGATCTACAGTAGGGAAAGATTCTGAAGATTCTGTTACTCCGCTCGGCTTTACTACAATTTCACTTCCTATCTTCTCAAGTGTGATCTTATAAAAACCACCATTTTTTATGTCCTCAAAAATACCCAAATATCCATTTTCAAGTGAATGCAAGGCAACTCTTCTAAAGAATGGTTTAAGTAGCTTCGATAGGTAGTTAAACACAATGAGCATTATGTAGCCTCGTGTTCTGTAAACATGATTGTTTTTGGATGTTTCGCCCCACCGAAATTATTAGTATTCTTTCTGGAAGCTTCCTTAGAATCGTAAACCCACCCACAATGATCGACTACTGATCTATCCCTTTTAGGCGATATCGGACCACCGAATGTGGACTTCCTTTTGTCCTTGCTCTTATCTTTTGCTTCTCTACGCGCATCAGTTTTTCTTTGGATTTCTTCAATGTCTTTATCGCTCACTTTTCACCCCATGACGTTGTGATCTTAATGTCATCCTCTTTAAATAAGGCTTCTAGGTTCTTCATTACCTCTTCGTTTCTTTCTATATAATCCTTGAACAAAGCTATTACCTGCTTCTGCTCCTGGATTTGTATGTCTTTTTCAATCAACTCATCACGCTTGATAATTGTATAACGATTAGGCTTATTAGAGATTAATGTCTCAGGGTCTTGGTTTACCTGGCCACTAATATAATAACTTCGATCTTTTTCTACCTCACTTGCTATTGATGGCGTGATTAACAGTAATAAGATTAATAAGGTTTTCATTTTTAATTCTCCTTTTTTTGGCATTGGTTTATGTCAAGCTTCAATTCAATTAAACCACCAGCTAGTTTCTCAACACTGCTTTTTAATTGGTACTGGTTATGATCTAATTGCAACACTTTTAACTGCATACTCGCCAACCATAATATTAATAGGCATATGATTATTTTGTTTATCATCTTGCCACTCCTCCCGAAAGAATTGCGCCCACCACAATTAAGGCTGCTAAAAAAATACATATCCCTACAATTACTCCTGATTCTGTTTGCTTATCCATAATTCACTCCTCTTTATTGGGTTTTGAGAAAGGTTGCACACAATAGCAAGCTAATAGCTAAAACAGCCACAACAAGCCATAGGTGGTCAGTAAATCTGTTCTCTATAGGGATGTTCCAGTTTTCAGTCGTTCGTCCAACGTGCACCCTATGAGGGCTTTTAAACGTATGAACAACTAAGGCTTTAGATATAACATCTTCCCTATCTCCATCTGTTTCGAATAACTGGCGTGCTTCGTATAAACCCTTCAAGACTTCATCATCAAGCTTATTCACATAATCTTCGTAGGACTCACACATTCGATCATGTCCTTCGCATCCAAAATAAAAGGCTGCAAATTCATCAACTAAATGTTCTTCGTAAAAGATATTTCCCTTCATAATCTATTCCTTAAATTTTCCATTGTTAGGATCGTTAAACAAATTCCACCCCAAGCCTGTAATTCGCATAAGTTTTTTCATAATCTGCTTGGACGGCTCCTTTTCACCGCTAAGAATTTTTGACAAGTTTCCTATGTCATAATTTAGCGCATTAGCTAGTTTGCTCAAATTCCAATCCTTTAAGCGCAACCAGCTTTCTAGCTTCTCTTTGTCTATAATAATTGTTTCGTCGTCCATGATTCTCCCCGATGAGGTAGTGCTGTTTGATATGTCGCCGTATTGGCTTATTCAAAGTATGAGGGATGGGGTTGGATTTGTCAAGAAAAGAATACAATATTTTTTTGTATTTTATTTGGTGAGAAGGTAGGAGTTACAGCAAAGTAAACTTACTGTAATATCTATTTTATATAAAGTGTGTTATTGCAAAGCGAGGTATTTTCTATCAATTTTTTTCGATATTATTCTTTGCCTAATCTTGTTAAGCATTTTTGATTTATCCGCATCACCAGAACGTTTATACTTATATCCTTCCATAATTCTAGTAACGTCTTTGGCGTAATCTTTCTTTAATTCAGCTAAAAACTTATTATATTCTTCTTCCCCCATTAATTTCTCAACTTGCTTTGCCTTCATTCCACCGGGATCAGATATTGACGGAGTGTTAGCGCTTTTTGATAACCGCTCCATCTCAAGAATAATATTATTAGTTGTATCATCTCTAAATACTCCACCCTTCTGAATCTCTCTACCAAGAAAGTCATACTTAGATTCTTTTGGGAAAAGAGCATTCCATATGTCGTAAGATATTACAGAAGGGATCATTCTAACCTTAGCCCAATTGGAGAGACCTTCCCAGTCCATACGCATACTCTTAGCAACCTTTTCCATGTTGCCCGCCTTTATTGCCCAAACAGCTCTTTGAAGCGAAGTCCTAACCTCCTTAACACCCGGAGCATCTAAAATTTGCCCAAACATCCCTGAAAGATATCCGGCAATGGGGCTATCACCCTTTGATTTAGCCTGACGCAATGTCATAATAGCCGAAAGAGGAATGTTGACCATAGGAAGGTATCTTAAAGGAACCCATACTCCAGCTATGCGCACATAATTAGCCCCGGCACCCTTAGACCTTGCTAAGGCGTAATCTTTGGAGGATAAGGTGTCCCAAGCTCCAATATAGTCATCATCATCCAATAGGGCTGCTATTAAAAGCGTTGCACCCATTAATCCGGCATACCTAACGATATTATTGACCGCATTGCTCATCTTCTTAGCGCGGGCGTTTAAATCTGTCTCTTTAGTGGCTTGATTAAGGTCGTAAGCGCCTTTTGCGATACCATATCCAGAGGCTGTTTTTGCACCTTCAGCTATGACAACATTAGCAATCTTAGCGAAAGGAATAAACGCTTTTCCGAAGTTAATTCCATTTATGGTAAGAATTCTTCTAAATTCAATAACCTTATCACTCCACCATCCGGGTTGCGTACTATTCATCATGTGGGCATCACGAATACCAGCGCTACGCATTCTTTCGCTATAATCTTCGGAAGGTGTGAATGAATAAGAATCTTTAATTAATTGCATTCCTCGATCTTCCTGAGACATTCCTTCAGGCAATTTCCCCTTCATTGCCTCCAGCGATGATCGCTCTTTCGCCATCATAATCACCGTATCAGCACGACCGATATTGGCAAATAACATATCCGTACCGCCAGCAAACCATTTTGGAGCTAGGTTGACGATCTTGGCATACTTTGAAAATATGGAATCACCTTTTATCTTTCCCACATTCTCACCGAAAAACCGTGGCGAAGAGTCCATCTTATCCATACGCGATATATCAATTCCAGTTTTATGATAAATACGAACCGCCATCGCTATCTGCCGTTTCATAAAATCTATCTCTGTAGAATTAAGTTTAATTCCAGATAACTTGGATTGCATCTTCTCTACAATAGAGCTTCTTAAATCGGCGTCGTTAAACACGCCCGTAACAATTCTTTTAGTGATCGCTCTTTCAATTCCGGGTACAACTTGATAGATAAAACTATTTCTAAATATCCGAGGTGATGCCAAAATACTAGCCCTAAAATAATCAACAAAATTATTTACAACGTCCGTACCAGTTAAAGGCTTCAAACTCTCAACATATTCTTCAAACCTCTGTTTCTCCTCAAAGTACGCCTCAACCTGTTTAGCGTTATCAGCCGTCCAATCATTTGAAGCAATAATCTTATCCTTAGCTTCTGATGCCGTTCTTGCTAAATCAATGATCTTTCCAACCTCATTTTTAGTTAAAACATCCTTAACATACTTCGCAGCCCTAAAAGTTTCTCTCACCCTGTCCCGCTCATTCTTCAAAGCCCTTGCTTGCGCATCTAAGACAACTTCTTTCCTTTTAACGTCCTCGAAGTCCATCTCATCAATTCGTGTATCTAAGCGCGCAGCCTCATTGGTCAAACGTGTTTTAAGTGATTTTAAGGCGATCTCTTGAGGTGTTTTCTTAGGCTTTGCAAGATCTTTAATGCGCTTATATTCTATTTTTAATGCGCCACGCCTTTCCCTTAAGTTCTCAAGTGTTGGCGTAGACACTGGCACCGAAGTTTTATTCATTGGAGATAAATCGTTTTCAGATATCTTGCGCTCATAATCTGCGATAGACTTTTTCAAAGAGGATTCCGCTATTCTAATCCTTTGTTCTGTGGTCATTCCCTGACGCCCGAAGACTGCGACAAACTGTTTTCGCAGGTCATTCTTTTGCTCAATAAGTTCGTTCGCTTCGCTATCTAATCGTAAAGAGGTCTTCTGTTTTATAAGTCTCTTGCGCTCAGATATTTGTTTCTCAAGGTCTTTGATCTGATTCCTTAAATTAGTCTTATAAGAGTCTAATGCAGATCTTAATTGCGTTTTTGGATCATCGGTCTGGACGTTATATTTCTTCTTAGCTTCTTCAACAAGTTTAATCAAGCGCCTTTCCTCGTCTGTAACGGATCGTCGTTCAATGCCCGTCTTTAAAGGTGATTGCCCTTTCTGTAAATCCTCTAATTTACTAATCTGCTGAAGCTGTCCTTTGACGTCTCTAAGGATTTCCTTAATCTTGTCATCTTTAAGTTGCGTGTACTTTCCATATCCGGATATAAGATCAGCAGTTTGTCTGCGCGTGATATCTGGGAAAAATTCTTTTAATTCAGATTGAACCTTTGCGACAATGCCACCTCTTTTAACTTCGCCAGTTGCTATGAAATGTTCTGCTAGTTGTTGGGCGAAATAAGTAGCATCTCCTAATTGTTTTTCATTAAGGACTAAGCTAGATATTTTTCCTCTGATAGATTCTAATTTATCGTCGTTATACTGCTTATTTACATCTTTCCAAATTGTTTTTAAATAAGGTTTAATCTTTCCGCCAAATTCTTCTGTTAAGGTCGACGACCATTCCGAGAAGTTTCTGATACCGCCTTCAAAATAAAAACCACCAATCTTTGTAAGATCAATAATAGTTGTAGGATCAATTCCTGAATGAAGCCCTGATAGTTTAGCCTTAAGCGCGGCTCTTGCCTCATCTACTCCTTCTTGAGTGAAAACTCTATTCTTAGCTCCAAATACACTTCGATTCTTAGCCTTGCGCTGACTTGACGCCTGACTAAGTTCGGATTCTTTCTGCTTAACCTTTTCTTCAAGATCAGCCAGCTTCTTTTCAAGTGTGGCAACCTGCTCCTTGCGCTTACTCTCTGGAATCCTTTGGGATACTTCCTTACGCTCGCTCTCGATAGCTTTAATCACCTTAACAGGATCGTTCTCTATATTAGCGTCCAGCGCTTTGCTTCTCTGCCCTGATTCTGTCCCAGCCTTAGATGCCTTTTCATTCCGCGCAAGTTCTATTATAGTTTCAACATCACTCTCAGCATTAGCCTTAACCCTTATCGCCGTATATAATTCTTCAGCTCGTAAATATCCCTGCTCAGGTGCTTCACGGAAGGCAATCTTCTTGGCAAGTTCATAATCATCATTAATGAAATCGGAAGCCTTTTGAGCGACATCTGCCATATTCCTTCTTTGATAGGTTGGAAGGTGTCCTAAGTCCTCAAATAAACCCAGCTCAACAGCCTCTTTCTCAACACTCCTTGATAGACCTCTAACCTTTTCTTTTGGCTGCTCTGACACCTTCTCAATAGATGCTAAGGGCTTCTTTACTGCGCCTTCTGAGATGATGGATGGTTCTTTTATGTCGGCTAAGTCTTGATCGCTAATCTGTCCGGCTGGCTCTTTGGCTTTGTTGAAAATGTCGGTGAGCTGTTGTTCCTTCTTATTTTTAGAAATATCTTCTATAACATCACTAAGAAATCCACCATAAGACCCTCTTATTCTTGTAAAAATATCGCCCTCTGGATAACCCTTTTTAACATCCAAGTTGTACGTTTTTAATGCCCTTAATATTTCTGCTTTTTCATTTTCATTACCTTCTATTGCTTCGTTAACAATAGGATCAGATTCCTCTATCACAATTCCTTTTTTATCTTCAAGCCATTTGTTATAGTGGGCTTTACCAACAACTTTGCCTTTATGGAATTTTTCAACATATTTTTCAAAAGTATCATTTTTTTGACTCGCAACAAATTCCTCAGCAGTGGCAAACTTCTTAGCTTCCGCAATCAAGGAATCCTCGACTGCTGGTTTCTCATTCGCTTTGTTGTATATGTCGGCAGATTTGGTAAAGTTTTGTTCTATAAATTCCTTTTCCGTTTGATTTTCACTAACTAATTCAAATACATTCTCATCAGAAATTGTAAAACCATCTATCACTTTTTCTTTTATATTTGTTATCTGCCAAGAACTTGGCTGTCCGCTCCGCTCAGACACAATAGAAACCATATCTCCTTTTTTTATCGTAGTATTGGCAATATCAGAATTTGCAATAAAATTTCTTGGCAATAAGTTATTTTTTATTGTTCTATCTGGCAATACACCTATTTCCGTTTCATATAATTGCTCTTTATCTAGCCTTCTTTTTTTCCCTTGATATTCAAACTCCTCAGCAGTGTCAAACTTCTTAGCCTCTTCGATCAATGGATCTTCGACTGTTGATTCGTTCACCACCGGCTTTGGTGAATCGGTTAGTGAATCCTCTTTAGTCGTAATCTCTCCGAGATCAACAACTTCTGGCTCTTGTGTTTTGACCTGTTCACCAGCATTCACCTCAATAGGCTTGCCTTGTTCGTCTGTGGCTATCTTGGAATCATCGCTCTGTAATTCAGGTGCAACATTCTCCTTACTAACATCTACATCAGAATCGACCTCAACATCAACATTAACCTCAACATCTTTTGCTTTGATCTTTTCAACGTCTTTTCTTTCAGCAAAGCTCATTAAAACGCCTGTACCACCACCAACAACAGCGCCAACGGCTGCGGACTCTAAAGCTCCTTGCATCAATGGATCTTTTGTCGCGAAGTTGCCAATAATTTGCTGTGTAAACTCTTGAACCCCTTCACTAGCAGATGACTTTATCCCTTTAAGAATAGCCCCGCCTTTATCCCCGAAAACTCCAAATTTATTTGTAAAAACTAAGATCGGCAGGTTTAACCAGAAATCCTTCGTTGCAGAAGCAGAGGACTCTTTATGGTCTCCACCCTTTGCAATCATTCGATTATAAGCGCCACCAGCCTCAACACCAGCTTCTAAAACAGATGAGGCAGAAACACCCAACCAAACAGCTAATCTAGGCGCAAGCGTGATAGCATTAACAGCCTTTGTTATTCCAAGACCAGGAACTAAGAAAGTTGCCATTGAGCCAGCCCCAGCAGAAACGGACGAGATAAAATCAGGATCAGGAATTTCGTAAAAATCTTTCATCTCTTCGGCGTATTCATTTATGCTGTCACCAATACCATCTACGCCAAACCATTTTGCTACACCGCCAGCCCCTTCAACCATGCCAGTAACACCCATTCCGAAGCCCTTTCCAACCCGTTCTAAAAGAGGAGTTGGATCTGTTTCGGGAGAACTATCTGCGCTATCTTGAAAGGCAAGATCAGCGTAACTTTCTTCTTGAAATGCTAGGTCTGAATAGTCATTAGACGTCTCTTGAAATTCTAAATCACTATAATCATTAGGAATCTCGGATGCATGAGCCTCAGATGAAAATAGATTGAGCGAACTAAACAACTTTTTAAATGTTTTTTTGCCTATAACACCATCAGGATCAAGCTTATTCTTTTTCTGAAATTCTATAACAGCTTTTTTTGTCTTTGGCCCCTTCTTTCCATCAATCGGTCCCGGATCAAATCCTTTTTCTTTCAGCTTTTCTTGGTAGACATTTGTTTCTGCGGGGAAGTGAACAGGTTCTGGTCCTAGTTCAAATTCTTGTCGGAGGCGATCTAATCTAGCCTTCCAACCTTTTTCAAACTTCTTGTACTTCGTAGGATTCTTTCTTATCAAATTAAAATTATGCTCAGAGCGATCATCTATAATGTTCTGAAGTAAGGGCGCACTTCCATTTTCTTCAATAAATAAGTTAGTCGCATCAATAGTCTTTTGCCCCATATTCCCATCAACATCACTGCCAACAGCCTTTTGCAAGGATTTTGTAGCCCTTGCAGGTCCAGCATTAAATCCATAGTCGAAGAGCATACCCCCAACATCAGCAGGAAGATTGTTAAAGCCTGGCTTTTCGTAATAATTCTTACGTGCAATATCCTTAACTGTGGCAATAGGAATATCTTTTACGGGTTTAGAAGATAGGTTGGACTCTTTAAGGTAAGCATCGTAGGTAGGCTGTGTGATGCCATAGTTAGTCGCTCCGGCATGATCTTTCGTAAGCCCACCTTCATCAGAAAGAGTTCTTTCAAAGATATTATCGAAAACAGGATCAGCAACGGGTTCTGGTGCAGTCTCTGGTGCAGTCTCTGTAGATATTTGAGGTGCTTCGCCTAATGTGTCGCCAGCGTTGACTTCAATTTTATTTCCAGCTTCGTCTCTGGCAAATTTTCCCTTTTGAAGATCTGATTCGGGCGAGGATATGAATCCCAAATCAGCGTACTTACCTTGCAACCTTGAATCCTCTTTTTTTAGCTTCCGCAAGTTTAGACTTAGGTATTTGTCCACTTCTTCCATCTGGGGATATAACATTGACCATCTCGTTTGATCCTTGCGTAGACCCTGACTTACCGGAAAGAATTTCCTCAGCCTTTCCTAATTTAGATTGAAGTAATTGTTCATACGGAAGACCGCTATCGATATCATTGTCAGCTAACTTTTGAGCTAAACTCACAACTTTATCCCTCAAAACGCTCTTTTCTTTTTTAGACTTAATGCCGTAAGTCTTATTCCACAAGGCTTCCTCATCAGAATGAAGCGGAACATTATTTTCTTTCAAAACCTTAATTCTCTCCAAAGCAACATCATCAGCCTTCATCGTCTTAGCAGACATCCTGCCAGAGGCGTTCATTTGAGGTCTGTACTCATCGGTTGCTGACGTAATCATATTAGCTGGGATAGCTTCTGGCGTTGGTTGTTCGCCTTGCCCTTGAATTAATCCACCGTTCGGACCACTGACTTGATTAGCAAGTTGAGGGTTTAAAGTTCTGACAATATCTGCCTGAGCTTCTGGGTTGTTAAAAATGTTTTCAGCGAATTGACTTGACTTTTGAAAAATATCTTTGTGCTTCTGCTCTTCCATGTTCAACATAGAATCTTTTCCTTGGTCAATCTTCTTTTGGTTACCAAACATCTGATCTCTAAGCATCTTTTGGTTTTCAAGTTCAAACTGTGTTTGTTGACCCGAAAGTTCAGCGTTCTTTAAATCTAAATCAGACTGTTTCTTTTTATTAGCAAACAAAGCCTTTTCTTGCTCTCTTTTTTGACGAGACGAGGCTATCAGCTCAAGGTTCTTCGCAGAATCCTGCATTTGATCTGTAGCCGCATTAAACATTACAGCGAAGTTTCCCATATATATCCCCTTTTAAAGATTTGCGTAAACGTCGTTAATATTGAACGAAGAAGAGTTGAATCTAGATGGCTGTGGAGCGTTCTGCACCGTATCAAGCCATTGAATGCCGCTTTGAGGGCTTTGTGTGTTCTGTTGTTGAAATGTACCAGCAAAACCCTGAGCGCCACCACCACCACCACCGCCACCACCTCCACCACCACCTCCGGCTAAACCACTAACGCCACCAGCAATAAGCATTGGATTTCCTGTAGCAATTCCTAATCCAGTCATAGCAATACTCCCAATCATCTTTCCAGTGTCTTGAGACTTTTGACGGCTTTGTTGATCAGCATACTTCTTTTGAGTAAAATCGAAATTATCTAAATAAGAGCCTTTGGCGAAATTTCTGTCATAAGTACCAAGATTGAACTGGTTTTGGTTTCCTTGTTCAGCTTGCGCAGAAGAGCGAACGCCTTGAGTTGTATTAAGACCTGCGCTCAAAAGATTCCCCCTACCTTCCATCGCTCGCATAAAGTCTGCATACCTCAACTTAGACTCATTCTCAGCAATAGCCGGAGCCACAACAGAAGGAATCAATCCACCCCTAGACCTTCCAGACGCCGCAGCCGACTCTTCAGCCTTGCCTTGAACGCTCTTATTCGTAAGTGCGAGGTACTTCTCAAACTCACTTCCACCGACTTCACCTAAAGGTTTATAGTAATCGTTAGGATTCCCTTCAAGTAGATCGTTTCCGAACGAAGACAGCCTGTCTTGCGACTCGGTATACTTTGGATCAGTGTAATATTTCGGAGTTTCTATATCTTCATTTCTACTTTTTGGACCATCATCATCCTTTTGTTTATTTTTATAATCATCATATAATTCATATGCCCAAACACTATCTTTCCACCCCATATCTACCCCCTACAAATCCGTCTTCTTTAGACGTTTAAAAGTTTTACCACTCGTTTTTAGCTCGTCAAAAGCCATTTCACGAACCTTTTTTTCTACAGCCCTTAGTTCTTCATTCAACTCGTCCCTGATAACTTTCTCAGCATTTCTTGCATCAATCTTATTCCGGTTTATAACAAACTCACCATCAACAAAGAGATAATCCTGATCATGGCGCAATAGGTTTAATTGCTTCTCTGTGGTGTCTAGGACGGCCTTTTGTTGACCATCCATGACTATGGCGTCATTCTGTGAATCTATCGACTGAACCGTATTGTCGGCGTTATAAAGCACATAAACTGTAGCACCTGCCGGATTAGCCATTAGAACAAAAATAATAAATAGTAAAACTCTCATATTCCCCCCATTATTGCATTGGTAAAACTTTGATATTATCTGCATTTGTTACGCTCCATGCATCCCCAGCCCTTACAGGAAATGTCAGTGTATTCTCGCTGTTATTTACAACGCTCGTTCTAGTAATGGTTGCGCCATTTACTATCCCGAAAATATTTCCACCAACATTATGATATGCAATAACAATCGTATCAACTTCCGCCGTATACGTTGTATCAGCATTTTTTGAAACATACGCACCAAATTCATTAAGGTTATTATCGTTGTTGAGCATTGAAATATTTGAGCTTGCGTTATTGTAAAAAGATCCAAGTCTTAAATAATATGTATCTCCCGTTGGTGTAGAAGCGCTTGTTGATATCGAAACTGTAAAAGTAGTAGCGTCTGCATCACATACGGCATACAGATAATAAGTTGTATCAGAGGCCTCTGCGCCTGTATCAATATCTGACCAAGTAACGGTTGTATTCGAAGTATTACTTCTAAGTTTCTTTACCGTGTCGCCTGAATTTGTACAAACCACCTGACCATCATTAACGGTAATCTGCGAAGTAGAATCATACACAATCTCTGCGCCAGTCCTAAACCCTGTCAAGACCCTATCAATAGCATTATTGTTAACGGCAATAATGGTGTCAATATCGTTGATCAGCGTTGTTCCGGCTGGCTCTGTTTTATCCCACTCATCTGCACACAGCGCAGAATTTGTTTGACAAAGATTAATCAGAAGTGCTAATATAAAAACATGGAAAAGACGTGCCCCCAATGCAAAACTGTTTTTGTTGACAAAAAACATCCTGACAAAATCTATTGTTCTACTAAATGCGTTGGAATAAAAAGTAGAAAAAGATTCTTTATACCGTGCAAATCTTGCGGAATAATGGTTAGTAGGGCAAAGTCTACTATTAATAATAATATTTTTTGTTCCAATAAATGTTATGGTATTTTTAAGATAGGAAAGCCCTCTTGGAATAAAGGAAAACACATTATAAACGGCGGAACCTTTAAAAAAAGAGAAGAGCATCCGAACTGGAAAGGTGGAAATGTAAAAAGGCCATGTGGAAAAGGATACTATATCCACAATCTTTCTCATAATCATCCTAATTGTGATAGCAGAGGTTACGTCTTTCAGCATCGCCTGGTTATGGAAAAACATGTTGGTCGTTACCTTAGACCTGAAGAAGTTGTTCACCATATTAATGAAATTAAAAGTGACAATAGAATTGAAAATCTTCTTCTCCTTCCTAATGCTGGCGCACATACTTCTCTGCATAATAAGCTTAGAAATCTTTCTTTGAACAAATAAAAAACTTAAAAAAAACTTTTTCATAAACTCTCCTTGTAATTTAAGAACCAAATCCTATAATAGATCCTAGGAACGCATAGAATAACGGATTTCCTACCTGCTTTAAATAAACCTGTAAATCATAAACAGATCCATCTGATAGCGAAGAAACATCCACTGTAAAGTTAATCCACTCAGGGGATGTTTGCCCTGTTGAACCAGACGCAGACCCTGTTTGACCACCGATATCAACCTGAATACTCGCCCCTGATGCTGGACCGCCTGAGCTATTATCCCACTCATCGGCAGCATAAGACGTGTGACACAACATAACCACCATTAAAATTGAAAGAGCTGTAAGTATTCTTTTCATATGTCCTCCGTAATTACCATTGAACTAAACAAAATCCTGCTGATCCATTACCACCAGGAGCTGATGATCCACCACCACCACCAGCAGCGCCACCACATCCATATCCCGTTCCCGGCGGGCCGACACCTCCCCCACCTGATCCTCCGGTTCCAAAATATGTACCGCCTCCTGAGGATGGGCTTGCATTCCCGCCCTTAATTCCATTGCTTCCACCACCAATGCTACTAGCATCTAAGGCAAAGCCACCTCCTGCTCCGGCACCAGATGTAAGTCCTGCCCCTCCGCCTGTAACAGTAAAAGAATCAAAAGACGTATTGCCACCAGTCGTTCCGTCTTTATCATCGCCATTTCCACCTACTCCGCCAGATCCAATGGTAACGGTGTAATTATTACCTGCAATAACAGTAAAAGGATATAATATTGCACATTCACCTCCACCGCCTCCTCCTCCGGGTCCGCTTCCACTCTCACGAGATCCACCACCACCACCACTACAAAGAGTTAAATAAACTTTTGTAACACCTGCCGGAGCTGTAAATGTACCGTTTGAAGTAAATAGCTGTGAGCTTGAAAAGGTTGCCCATAGCGGATTTGCCCCCGCTCCTTGTGAGCTAAGAACCTGCCCACTCGTACCAGCTCCTAAAGCATCCATAATTCCCGTACCACTAAAGAAGGGGACGCCTCCTTGAACCTCAGCGCTAAAGTCTTGACCCGTGCCACCCAAAGCAACTGTTTGAATATCAGTTTGAAGTGTTATAATTTCGCTTTCAGCCGTAGTTAATCCTGCATCAATGACTAAGATATTATTATTAACCCGTAAAAGATTATCATTTAATATTGCAATCCCTTTGGCATCCATAGTTTGAATCTGATCAATTTTCTGAGACCAGCAAACAGATGTAGTGGCTAATAATATCGCTATGACTAAAAGTTTTCTCATCTAAACGTCCTATAATCGTCAATATCGAAGACAACAACCATTCGAGTAACTTTCCATTGCGTTGATCCTGTTTCTGAAAGCGTATATCTCCAAATGCGACCAACTGGCATTTGTGTGATGGGGGGGAAATAAGTTAAGATTTTTTCAGTTTCGGTCCCGAAATAATTATCCGTTGAGGAAAGGCTTGGTGATGTTGCTAAATCTACATTGAAATTGAAATTACTGTTGTCTTGTGCATTATCAAAAGCAATATTTAGAGTTCCCGATGTTCCCTCGTAAAATACTTGAACCTCTCTAATCCTCTTAGGGCGAGATGATCCAAAATTCCTCCAACCGCTCTTTAGAAGGGATAAATAGTCTGCCTCTGCCGTAGATCCTTCTTTAGTGTACGTCATTCTCATAACAAAAGAATCTTCAAAAAACACGGAAGGTGAAAGGGTTATGTCCGTTGTTGATAAAGAGGCTCTAATCTGAATCCAAGCATTAGACGTAAGCCCCGAAATATCAGAACCGGATGGAAGTGAAAACTCGCTAGAATAAGACGCCGCCGCACAAGCTATCGCGCTCGATCCACTTCTAATCGCAAACGTCACATCCCCGGCTGATTCTAGCTCTTCATTCCAGTATAGCTTATCATAAGTGTTAGCATCAACTTGAATACACGGTGAAGTCCACGTTCCCGAAGTAGCTTTTCTGTCAATAATAGACGTACTAGGTGTGAAGTCATTTATTGTGTCAGAACCAAAAGAGTCATCATTTATGTTAATTCCCCAACCTAACCCAAAAGAAGGCGCGCCTTCAGTTCCAAACACCGTTACAGCAACGGTTGTGCCGTTGTCAAATTGTGATTTATAGCGATACCTTAATTCACTAAATGTCCCCGCGTGCGAATAAACCTTACCATCCGTAGTGCTTGAACCTGAATATAAAGTTCCATAATCTGCGCCTGAATTAAATTTCGCAAAAGAAGAAACTTGACGGGAATCAATAACGAAAGAATCCCGCACCAAATCATAAATAAGCATCCTGTCATTAGCTCCGGCACCAGACTCTTTTGAAGTATAGGCAAGTAAGTACTCATTATTATGATAAACCCCAGTCATTTCAGCGAAGTTTGTTTCCAACATATCACGCGCAACATCGGTTACAAGATCGGAAATAATAGAAACGCCTTGTCCATTAAAAGAATATATTCCGTGGCGACCTCTAAATATCAACCCGTCGGGCGTATTTGCTGCACTATATATAGCTGCATTTCCAACATCTGAAAAAGACGCGCTAACTGTCCATTTATTTGTGTCACTACTATCGGTGTATACTTTCTGGATGGTATTTGTTTTACACAAAGTCAATATTGCATTAACATTTTCGGCGCAAGTAATTTCATCGCCATCATCTGGACGGGCAAGATCGAAATCAGCTCCAGTATTAAAATAATCCGGTCTACCAATAGCTGACCAATAAAATGAAGACTTCCCTGAATCTGTCTGTGAAGGCTCGTTAGCGGCAAACAATCTATCCTTATGGATTAGTATTAACTTTGTTTTTGGTGGCGTTACGTTGGTTCCTGCGGATACTGTAGCCCATGTAGGGGCTGGATCAGATAGAATGGTTGTATCTGTGATCGCATCTGCGTAAGTTGTGGTCGAATTATCACCAATTGAAGCTACTTTATAAAACGATGTGTCTGCTAAGACGGCAGCCCGACTTGCGTCACCTTCAGTGCGATAAATGATTCGGCTTGTTGTTCCTGCTGGCCCGATAGGAATCCCTGTTAAATTTATATTATAAACATCTGCCCCTGTAAGAATCGGGTTTGATCTTGCTGTACTGTATTCATAAGTTGACCCGTCATAATAAACAACTCGATATTGATACCATTTAGAAGCCTCTAAGTCTGTACCTGTGTTCAATTCAGCAAAAGGCGCACCAAGTTCTGCGACTAAATCCCCCGCAGTTCTTGCTGCGTCTGTATTTGCTGTCGTTAGTGTATGACCGTCATATTTTAAAGTTTCATCTGTACCATTCGTTCCAATGGCAATATTCCGGTAAGTTGCCCAATCCCACCTTTTCCCATCCGTAAGTCCTGAATACATCTCAATACATGTTCCTGTACTGCTCACATAATCCATGAATGTAGAAGATGTTTGAATGAGGTATTGAGTGCTATCTGAATCTTTGTAATATCGATGAAGTGACTTTACAGCTTCAGCACGGCAGGCTGATAGTTGAAGCATTCTCGCGCGCTTAACTAAAGATCCATACTCTTCATTGCCACGCACATTAAAAGCTTCTTTTGCTGAGTTCCCCGGAATTAGAAAATCAGAATAATGACTCTTCTGCATACCACTGAAATCATTAATAATAAAAACTTGATTCTCTTCAGCATTAGCGCCAAGACATATTGATAAGCATAATAAGGTTAGACCTAATATCTTTTTCAAGTGAAAACTCCATTCACGTTGTCAACAATTTTGTCTGGCCGTCTTTTGATCTGACGTGCGGCACGTTTCGTCTCTGCTATAAATTCTCTAAAAGTAAGGCTAGAATCTGTTACTTTTCCATAGGCAGGGCTTAATTTATGCTTAACATAGGCAATTAGCGCGTCATCCATAGGCTTAAAGGCTGATATTTCTGTAGTGCTTCCAGACCACGGGAAATCTCCATCGTTAGACATTCCAACCGCCTTTTTAAGATGATACAACCTTCCGCCGTCTACATAGGTCGTACTAGGCTTATTATAGAACCCCAACTCATCGCCCTCAATCCAATACCAATCAGGCAAGCCAACAGAAGATCCATTGAGCCAATTCCTAAAACTTTTAGCAACCCACTTCTTTGACTTTGGATAAACTTCTTGCCACTTACCATCCGAATCTTTGAAATATACCGGAAGCCATGTCGCTCCTAGATAGTTCGGAGCAATGGTTGAAATAGAGTAAAGTTGTTTGTCTGCTGTAATATCGAAATCGGTATAACCTTTGTGAATTTCTGCATAAACATTCACTTGATCGCAAGCGGCATTAAATAAGGATTTAAGTTCATTATCTGTAACGCCTGCGCGAGCGCTTGGAATCTCTAACTTTGCTCTATTGATTAAATCAAGAAGTGTCATTACCCCCCACCTTTCTTTATCTTTTTATTCCAAGGAATAGACCCAAAAATACGTACTGCTTGATACATAATATTTCGTATAGCTGCCGTTACTCCAAGTACGCCCATCGCCTCTCTAAAGAGCATATCGCAATCAATTCGTTTCATAATTACTCCATCCGGAAGATGCCCTCGAATAGAATATAGATAGTCATGTAGAACCGCAGCTTGAGAATATATACCATCAGGGGGAAGTATAATCCAAAACGCTCTTGGAACCGAGGCAAAGTCGGTTGTAAAGTTAGCCGGAACGTCAATAAACTTATCTGATCCTTCCTCACCAATATAATAACGAAACTCTTTAGCCGTAACCCAAGATTGTTGAATCCTTGTTCTCCAAAAAATACCAAGAAACCTATACTTAGTTTTTTTAAGAAATTTAGTTGTTGTTAATGGCTTAGTAAATGAACTCATTCTTCCCCCTCATCCCAAGACTTTAATGTTTCCATAGCCATCTCGATATAAATTAATGCGCCATCGATAGCTGGATCATCCTTGTTCTGGATAGGTTTAAGCAATGTCAAAGCATCGTCTAATACCCTAAGAACCCGCTCTTTGTTGTCCATAAAATGAGCATCTTTAGATTTCATATTTATTAGTTTTCTATATACGCCAGATTAATATTGCTCTGTATAAACCCAACTAACTCTTTACAATCTTGAGATTTCTTAATAAGGATTTCAGCGCCACAATCTATCGCTCGTTTATGATTTAATAGCTTATATGAGCCTGTGTGAATGATAATCTTTGTTGATGGGCTGATTTTCTTTATTGAATAACAAACAGAATATCCGTTGTTCTTGGGAAGGTTTAAATCCGTTATGACTAAGTCTGGTCTAAGCTCTTCAAACTTCTTAACTCCT